TTCGTCAATCTCAGCCTTGCGGTTCTTGGCCGCTTTAGCATCTAGTATCTCTTGCGTTCTCCTGCGCTGCACAATACTGTTGCGCTCCAAGAGAATCTGACTCCACAACTGGCTATGGCCTTGGTTGATGAAGTGCCACTTGAGTTCTTCTTCAGCCTTGTTCAGTTCATGCAGTTGCATGACTGTGCTCATCGCTTGGCTGGTGTCTGAACTGTATTTCTTCTTTGGGTCTTTAACCGCTTCCTTGGCTACCTTGTCCTTGGCATCAAAAAACTTCATCACGTCGTGCGTGATGCCTTGGACATCCTTGCCCATTTTTATAGCAGCTTGGATTCCTTTGATAGCTCCTTGGGCTATTGCGAATGCGCTAATTGGGTCCAACATTCTTGACCTCCAAAACCCACCTGCAAACCCTCCCGTCCTTATCTAAAAACTCATTGGCTCCATACTTTTCTTGCGGCAGCACGACGCGGCACACCAGCACGATTTTTGTTTCCGTGTTGGGCCAAGGTATCTGTGCTGAAGCAATTGCATCTATCACTTGAATCCGTGGTTCTTTAAGAAGTCGAACACGATGTAAGCCAGTCCAGCCAAAGCAGCCCACACCAAGCCGCCTAGTGTCTTCTCGATGATGGCTTGGCGAAGTTTGATTGACTGCTCTTGCTTTTCAATGGCAAGTTTGACCCAACGCACCTCATCGTCAGACAAGTTAGACGATGCCCTAATTGCCTCGGCAATGTCGGCAACAAGTTCAGCGCGTTCTGCTTGGTTCATGGCTATTTAACTTCTTAAATTACCAAGGCAAACCTGTTGCGGTCGCTGGGGTCTTCTTTGCTTGAATCTGTGCAGTAAGGTTGGCTTCAATAGCCGCAACATCTAACTTTGCTTTAACCCAAGCAATTACTTGAGCCTCGGTTAGCGAGTCGTATGCAATGAAGGAGTTGCCACGCTCAAAGCTAACTGTGCCGTAGCTGCCAGCAGAGTATTCTCCGTCAACAGCGTTAACTGTCCAGTGAGCCGTAGTTACCAAGCCATCAGAGGTTTGGCGGTCAAGTTGTGCGATTTTCCAAGTAGTAATCATGGTGGTTTCCTTTAGGTTGATTCAAGTGCCGTGAGGCGTTTACGAAGGGATTGGATTTCAGCTACGAGGTTGGCAATGACTTCAGGGGTGCTTGCTTGCATAGCTTGGTACTTTGGGTTGCCGTCAGCATCCACTTCATCTTTGACACCAGTGACCGCGTTAGGGCAGACCTCTTGAAACTCATGAGCAATGAAACCAGCGTCTTTGCGACCATCGGATGTCCACGTCCAAGTCGTTGGCTTCAGGGCATCAATGAAATTGCCTGACTCAGTGAGTGGTTGCTGGTTGGCTTTTAGGCGATAGTCGGAAACAGAGGTGAGGACGGTAACAACACCATTAACATTAATAGAACCCGCATAAACACCCGCAGTGCCATTGTCGGAATAGAAGTTAACGATATTTCCAGAAGTGGCAGTAATAGCCCAATCTGAAGTGTTTGCGGTTTGTCGAATGTCTATTCCGTTACCTGCACCCTGTGCTACAAATCCAGTAGTGCGACTGCTTATCGGGTCATCACTCGTAGTCCCCACCAGCAAGTTACCGCTGGAGTTGATACGGGCGCGTTCTGTAACATTACCACTTGATGCGTTAGTATAAAATTCTATTGTGCTTCCACCTGACGCATAAGAAGATAAACGACCTGAACCACTAGCGTAATCTAATAAAAACTTTGCTTGATTAAAGTTAGAAGCATTGCTAGTAGAAGCAATAGCACCAGCTACACCAAGTTTTTCATTAGGACTAGTCGTCCCAATCCCCACGTTACCGCTGGAGTCGATACGCATAGCCTCCGCACCACCTTCAGCAAAAGCAATGGTGTCAGCAGCAGGGAAGAAGATGCCAGTGTTGGTGTCGCCAGTGGCTGTGATTGTTGGCGCAGCCGCAGAGCCTGCTGCATAAGATGCAATCCCGCCAACAGTCAAAACCTTACCAGAACCTACATTTAGGCCAACAGATGTACCTGTACCATTGGCTGTAAAGATTGCATCTACAGAGTCCAAGTCGGTATTGATTTTTGTACCCCAAGTGTCAGTACTGGCCCCAACCTCTGGTTTAGTAAGCAATAGGTTGGATGTTGTGGTATCTGCCATTCTTAAATCTCCTTATGCGGCCTCTTGCCACGTTGTTGAATTATCTGCAACTACAGTCCATGTCTCTGACGTATCAGAGATTGCTGTCCATGTCTCTGATGTATCAGGAACTGCTCCCCATCCGAATCCAATCAATGTGCCTACGGAGCAAGCAGTCTGTACGCCAATTATCGCAACAGATATGCTCTTTGTGGCAGAGCCAACTGAGCCAGTTGCACCGACTCCAGTGATAGCCTGGAAAGTAATGACCTCTGACGGCATTGTTTGCACAGCACCCGTGGCAGAGTTTCCTGTAACGGCTCGCAGTCTGCTAGTTGTAACTGAGCCAACAGAGGTTGTTGACGCATTGCCAACTGCCTCAATGGTTAATACCTCCTGAACGCTGCCAATGGACAGGGTTGAGGAGTTGCCTGTAATGGCTTGGACCGATGAAGGGGATAAAGTGCCAATTGCACAGGTAGACGCATTGCCTGTGATGGCAATAGAAACAGACAGACTGACTGTTCCGACATTGCCTGTGGCAATTGTCCCGTCCTCTTGAATTGATCTGTCGGTCAGCAGTGTGCCAACGGCAGAAGTAGACGAGTTGCCACTGATGACAACATTGCCTATGCCATAGGCTCCCTTGCCGTAATAGCCTGTGCCGTAAGCAGCCATGCCGCTGCTCCCGTGTTAAGCCAGCCGGATCAGGCCGGTGCTTGCGTCGTTTGTTGGCATGGTCAGGGTGAACGTGCCAGCCGTCACTGTCTGAGAGCCAAAGGTATGAACGCTTACTGCCTTATTGGATTGGGTCGAGTTGTAGATCAAGACCGCGTCAAAGGCTGTCGAGAGAGTCACGGCAGAGTAAGAGATGCTTGCGCTGGGAGTCACAAAGGCTGTTGTCCCGCTAGTGCTTGGGACAGTCCCAAACGTCACAGTCACGCCGCCAGCCGTGTATCCAGAGCCTGTCACCTCATTGGTGGAGGAGTAGGCAGTGGTTGTTGCATCGACTGTGGCAGATGCCAAGTACAAAGCTGCTTTAAACGTGTCAGCAGTTGTAGCGGCACGCACTACACCAGTACCAAAATTGTGATGGCCGACCAAGAGTTCACCTTTGAACGAGGTACACATTGCCTGAGTATTTGCCATGATTATCCTAAAGGTTGAGCAACGGCTAGTGTTGCGACGTTGCGTTTCAAAGTCATATCAACGGAACGGTGAACAAGTTCATTGTTCTGCCAGTACTCGACCCACCGAGTTGTCTCGTTCTCAGTATCAATTATCCCCTCTTTTTTCTCAAGTAGGGAGTCATCCATTTCGCCTTTGGTCGTTGTGATTAGCATTTTTAACCCAATGTTCTTGCTCGTGCAGTCAGAGAACCGCCCGATGTTGTGCTTCGGTCATCTGCGAGTTGCAGTTGCTCTATTCCAGCGAGGTAAAGCGCAGACCAGACAGAGATACGTGCATCGTCCTGTAGGTAAGGCGCGGCCTGTAGGAGTGAACCGTACAGGTAGATGTCAGGGGATGAGGTCAGTAAAAAGTTGGTTTCATTAGAACTTGATAACTTAGTTAACTTTGCGTAGTAGGTCAGTTCGCCTGTGTACGATGTATCAGGGGCTGGGACAACGCGAATCTGACTTCCAACGATGCTGAAGTAGATCGGTTTACCTGCCGCGTTTGTGCGTGATGCCAATACATCCAACGAGTCCATAGTCTCAAACTGCATCGGAGTCACTGGGTTTGTATTTAACTTGAAAGCCCGTGTTTCAAGGAAGTTGTCAGGAACCGCGCTGTACTCGCTGTTGATGTACGCATCCGCACGGACAATCATCTGACGTGTACGCAAGTTGCGTTCGATCTGAGCCTCTGCCAGAGAGATGAAGTCAGGGATTGCAGCCGTCAGGTCGGCACGGACAAGCCAGTCCGCTACTGATGCCTTGAGTTCGGTATATGTCGTTAGAGCCATTAGGTAGCCTTTTCCTTTTCCTCAAGGTCACGCATGACCCATGTGTGGTCGTGCTTGAATTCAAACGTCCCAATGTGTCCAATTTCTTTAGACACGTCGTGGTCAATCCATATCTTAAACCCTGCGGCCTGTGCCTTGCGGCAAAAGAAAATATCCTCTCCAATGTAGCCACGTTTGTCGGTGCGCCAAGGAGTCTCAAACCAAGGCTCTGTGAGTGCTTCAAAGACGTTGCGCTTGATGAGCATTACACCCATGCCGATGCTGCCTACTTCCTCAACGCCGGTTGATTCGGGCATTGTGTAGACCAACTCGCGCTCTCCGTCAGGGCCGTACTTCTGAGCCGTTGGACCTGTGGGCATCCTGCGACGTGCGCAGTTGGTTGCCACGATGTCAAGGTCGTGCTTTAGCAGCCGCTCAATCATGTCCTGTGGGAATGTCATGTCCGAGTCGATGAACAGAACGTGGGTGCAGTTCTCGCGCATCGCGTCAAGGCAAAGGTCTGCTCGTTGGTTTTGGATCAACGTACCCTGCATGATCTTCAGAGCGACAGCATCAATTGTGTTGATTGTGTGATATGCAACCATGTTGGTCATGCAGAAAGCATAGTTTGCATGAACCATATCTCTTGCTGGTGTACAGACTGCAATGTAATTCATGGTTTCTCCAAGTGTTTCCAGTAAACGCCATTTCGTATTTGTCTAATCATTGCGGCGGAATAACTAAATTTTTTTGCCAGTATTTCTGGCTTTTCAAATCCAAATTTTGCTTCTATTGCTTGGCTATCAGTCAATTTTGCATTCCCATGTTTTATGCCTTTTGCTTGTCTATTTTTTGATACTTTGTCGAGCATATTTTCTTTTTGAGTTCCAAGAAAAATATGATCTGGATTTATGCAACATCTGACATCGCAATGATGCAACGCCATTTTCCCATTTGGAATGCTTCCATATTTTTGCTCATATGAAACTCTATGTGCAAAATATGGTTTTCTACCATCACAAACTCTTCCATATCCGCTTTTTTCAACGGTAGATGTCCATATCCAACAACCAGATTCTGGAATTCTAGTTGTATGTTTTTCAATCTTTTCTGACAATGAGACTCTTGGTCTAGCCATCAAACCTCTCCTGGACGGGTTCTAAAGTAACGGTTTTCGGGATCGTTTAGAAATCTCTTCATGTAGGCTTGGTCATCAAGTTTTCCCTCTTGTTTTAACTTGAAATAGATACTCAAAGGAATGCTCGCAACCTTATTCCACTCGCCATACTTGGAGTGCTTCTCTTGCAGGTTGAAGTCCTGCTTGTTCTCTTCAATGATCGCAGTGATGTCCTGCTTGGTTTCAATGGTCGCCTCATCGGTTTCCGTGTTGTAGTGCCATGTGCGATTGATGCCCAAGGCATCATTGCGATCAAAATTTTTGGATTCAATCATGTAAAAAAGAGCCAGGTTTCCCTGGCCCTTTCCCTTTTTACTATCAGGAAGTAGTCAAGTCAGCAGCAATGCCGTGGGCAGTTTCTGCCAACACTTTGTGACCGAACTCAACGATCAACATACGCTTTTCAGCGTCACCAGTCTTAGCCAACTCAACTTGTTGGTAAGGACGGAGGACGGTCATCTTTGCGTAATCAGGATCGATCACGAAAGCGTCACGCTCACGTTGGAAGCGGTTAGGCACAACTTGCACGTTCCCGAAGTCGCTGACGTAAACATCTGCGGCCCCCACGATAGTTGCTGGCTTTGCACCACCATCAATGTTGAAACGAGAAGATGCAATGCCGGAGAAACCCGATACGCGCTGCTTGTTGACAGGACCAACCATCAAGATTTTTGGAGTGCCGCCAGAAGTCCATACTTGCTGGATGACGTTCTTCAAAATTGTCTCAGTGAAGGTACGGACGTTACCGTCAGTACGTGCGCTGCTTGGCAGGGTTGTGTACGATGGGCTGACACCATTGGTCTGCATATCGACGTTGGTCTTCAAGAACGCTTGCAAAGAGGCGGTAGTACGGGCAGCAGTAGTGCTACCAGCGGCAGCGACTTGGGCGTTGAGCATACTGAACTCTTGGTCGCGCTTTAATTCGCTGCCACGCTTCGCGATTTGGTAGGCCAGTTCAGAGCGACGGCCTGCTTTATTTACAGTCTCTTCAGTCGCGGACAAGATGATTGTCTTGCGAGAGATTTGAGCGTAGTTTTGCAGACGGACAGTGGCAGTCACTGCGTCGAACGAAGTAACGTCATCACCCTCTAACTGTGCGTTTGAAGCAGCAGCGGCCAAGACGTCGGTCTGATATTCAAACAAACTGTTGGTGATGTTTTCACGTCCAATGTTTGAAATGTATGGGACATCTTCCGGTGAGATGTTAGTAATAACATTCGAAAGGTCTTCCCGAATACCCTTTGCAGAGTAGGTGGTAAAGGTGTTAGCAACAATAGCCATTTAAGTGCCTCATTTCAGTAGAAGTTCAATTGCGGCAGCCGCGTCTTGGACGCGACCGGTTTTTGCAAGACGCTTTTGTGCGAGAGCATTCCCAGTTGACTGTGAGACGCGACCTGCTGCACCAGGCTTGGCAGGGCGAGGGCCGTTGTTGACTACCGGTTTGATGTTGCCCCTTTTGGACATCATCTGCTCGTACAGGGCTGCTTTACGCAGTACCGATACGACTCGGTGGTCAAATATGTTCTTCAGTTCATCAGGTGCAAATCCAGCCTTTTGGCCAAACTCGATCAGCATGGACTTCTCGGCTTTTGCCTTCTCTGGATCGCTCCATTGGGGCAGTGCCTTCAGCAACAAATTCTGCTCATTGGCAAGAAAATGCTGCATCGTCTGTGCTTGCTCCTGCTGTGAAATCTGATTGAGCCGTTGCTGTTCGGATTGAATAGCACGTGCCTTTTCTTGGTTTTCACGCATCA